GCCTTCTGCAGAACTTCAAGTTGTGCTTTAGTAATACTTGAGCCGGGGATCATGATGACATGATTTGTAGCTGTGATATGCTCGTCTGTGATAGTAACAGTTGAACCCCAAGTAGCTGCTAAAATAGTTAACGGGACAACCGCATATGCAGTTCTGGTGTCAATATAATTCTTAACCGTATCATTAAGACCAGCGGCTTTAAGAGACTCAAGCCAATCTGCTTCGCTTCCCTCGTATCCACCGTCCACCGCCACCTGATACGCGCTCTTTCCTTGGTCGCCTTTAGCACCCTTCAAAGAAGCAAGCCATGCCGTTACATCGCCGTCAAAGCCATTTGCAACTGCTACCTGATATGCGCTTTTACCCTCGACACCCTCGATACTGGCAATCCACTGTTCCTCGGTTCCTGTATAGCCGTTTTTCACAGCCAACTGATAAGCACTCAAGCCTCTAAGCGCCGGAACATCATGCCATACACCTTGGGTATCTTTAAAACTAATAATCGGTGTGCTCATTATTTACCTCCATCCTGGCTTACAACCAATTTGTTTGTTGTTAAGCGTTTTCCATCGGTTCCTTTGCCAACTACTTGAATCTTGAACTCACGCCTCTTGAGCGCCTCAGCAGGGATAATGCAGTAGGTACCTTTTATAAGGAACTGCGGCGGATATTCAGTTCCCATCATTGAATAGAATGCTGCAGCCTTTATGCAGCCATCCCATTCAGGCGAGAAAGAGAACTCCGCTCTCAAATATCCTTCAGTACCAGGCACAAGATTCTCGAAGTCACATTCAGGATCCTTCTCAATAATCTGATCGTGGACAACAAATTTAAGTATTCTCATTTGTGTCCTCCTTTCTTAAAAAATATAAATGAAAGACCGGCATCAAGTTTCCTCAACACCGGTCTGTCATTTTCTCAAATACTAATCAAGGTCAAAAGGAAGATCATCATTTCCTGCTGCAGATTTAGACCAATCATTTCTGTCATTGCCGAAGCTAATCTGCTCACCAGCGAATCTATCTACTTCCTGCTCAACACAGATCGCCTGCAGATATGCAGTACGTCCGGACTTTCCATCAGACATTTCCCAATCGTACGGACGAATATCAAGATCAACCCTAGCTATCTCGACATCATCAAGGCAACGTACAGACTCTTCGTCAAGTCGGTTCTTAACATCTCCAGTCTTGAGATACACTTTCGGTCCGTAATTATTAAATTTAACCTTTACAAGCATGTACATAAACGGAGCATCACCATCTTCACGAGGCGGCTTAATTCTTACATTCCATCCCTCGTCGATAAGAGCGTCCGCAATTTCCCTATCGTCTATAACCAGAGCAAAGTTTCTATCGCCCTGACGATTGTACTTGCTTGCTCTACCTTCGAAGTTACGGAATACGATTCTAGCGTCGTCGATCTGAAGAATTCCCTTAGGTGCAAATGTGAGTTTCATAGTTGTGTTCTCCTTTAAATTAATTAAAATATAAATTTTTATCTTACATCAAACGGAGTAGTGCCACTCCAAGGTTCACTTGGTGACCCCCAAGGAGCAGCATCATCGTCCGATACAAACATTTCGAAGTCTCCATATTGGGAGATTGCTTCTACTGCGACATCAACCATCTTGTTGTAATAGCTGAGGTCAATGTCGTCCTCCTTCCCGAGAACTTTTACTGTCTCGGATTCAAGCCATCTGTAACCCTTTGTTCCAGTAGCTGCTGCGTACTTAATGTTTCCATCTTTATCTTTTGCCTCACGGAGTAGTTCGCCTCCGCCATAACCGGGCTCAATAGGACAGAAGCTTCCGACCTTACCTACAAAGTGATAGTCGTGCTCACCATCAGGTAAAGTCTCGTTCATATCCAAATATAAAGATGAGGTTACGGACATTGTCTCGCAAGTATCCTCAAATACTATAGGCTCTTTACTAAAGAGCTTCTTGAATACATAAGGTACTTGGAACTGCTTACCGGTTGCTGTCCATTCTCCGGCATGCTTACCATCCTGATACTTGGCAATATACACTGCATCATTAACAAGGCACATACGGTCATATGTAGCTTCGTGTTCAAAGGTGTAGCCATACATCTGGCCATAATCCATGACGAACTTGATAATCTCAGGTGTAGCGTCTGGGATCTTGATCGAGTCTGTCTTGATATGCGCCACAGTATAACCTTTCTTCTTAACCTCATTCTTAAGGTTAACCATAAAGAGTGCTCCACGTTTAGCAACAATGTTGTCTTTGTTACGATTGTCGCGGAACGGATTCTCGAAGCTTGCTGAGGTTAAACCGTATACCGAGTTAATGGCTGTCTTCAGAGCATTAGCCAAAGCACTCGCCATCTCAGGGTCGTCCAGATACTTTGCAAGCTTACCGCCAAGCATTGTTTTTGCTCTATCGAACTCTTTATGCTTTATAGCAAGACGAGCGTCTTTAATCTCTTTAAATCTAGCCGTATACTCAGGACCAAAGAGATCTTCAGCTATGATGCTTGACGGGTGCATACTTGCTATATCGAGCAGAGCCACGTTGAAATACATGCCAGGCTCAGAATATACATATCCACCTTCGCCAATAACCTCTCCTCGATATGTAGACTCGCCATTTTCATACTTGTATCCGGGGAATATTGGACGATTCCTTCCGTCAAATACAGTGAACTCATCTCCGAAGTCAGTGTAGATGATACCCTCATCCGTAACAGTATACTTATTAGCGTCTTCAGTCATCTTACCCATGTCTCGGTAGTTAAACTGACTCTGAGGTGCACGGTTATTGCCAAATATAATTTTGGTTGAGAGAGAGTTGGTCGTATCATTGACTGTCAAGCCAGCAACATCCGCCAGAATCTGTCTTGCTGTCCAGTCAGCCTTGAGGTGGTTGAATACAGCCTCAGTAGCGATAACATCGTTATCACAATATTCTGCTACTTTGATCCAGAGATCTTCTGGAACAGGCTTATCCCAAGGTAAACCAAGTTCTTGGTGATGTATGCCAAGTTCTATCTCGAATTTCTTCAGACTTTTCTTGTTACTAGCAGAAGCGAAGTCATATACATCCGTGTAGGATATGTTGTATGCCTCACCGAAGAAAGCATTTCTATCTCCAGATATAATTCTTTGAGATAGACCATACAGTTGCTCGTTTGTATACCCGATCAAACGTCCGTACAAAATATGGTTATCGTATCGTCTACAGTTGAAGCCTACAAGTTTGAATTTCAAGATGTTCTCAACCTCTGTAGGTGTTGGGTTTATCATTCGTACCACCGGTTTACCCTCGCCCTGCTCTTTCCAGTTAATCAAGAACAGATTAGGGAACACCTCAACATCATAGAACACAAGCTGGTTATCGTTGGGGTTCTCGACGTTTGGTGACGGTTCTTCGGACTTAAACTTCATCTTATTGACAAGCTTGATGCAATAGTCTGCTTGGTTTGAGCTCTGGGCAGCGAATGCTAACACCTTGTTATACATATCGCTGACATCGTAGTTCAATCCGCTTTTGTATGCATCGTCTAATATCTTATTGATGAAGTCGATACTCGGCTTAGTTGCTGGATGGATCTCTTTGTTGAGATTTCGCTCGATGAGCGATCTAAGCCCTTTCTCGCTTTGTACAGCATCGAAATTTACCAATTTATCCTCTCCTTTCAGCGGTAAACCGGAACTAATGGTTGCTATAGGTAGATTGTTACACTTTGTAAGTTTCCTTCGAATGGAGTTTCCTCCTGTAGGAACTTTGATCTCAATATGCTCGCCATACACCAGACTCAGTTTAGACACATCTCCAGTATAAATATAATGGAGATGAATACCTTGTCCGCTCTTACTAAGTTCTGCATATGTTGGCGGCCACAGAGCTGCAGCCTCTGCGTTTAAATCAAAGCACTTGTTTCCACTCTCGTCACGAATATCAAAGTCTATGACAATGTGATTCTCAGGAACTTTCACATAGTGCAACTTGGTTGTGTCGAGTTGGGATAGTGTGGTTTTCACATTATCCCATTTCATAGACGGGATCTCTTTCGAGTTAGCATACTGGGCAGGACAGTTAGCGCATTCTTTATCGAATATTGATTCAGTTGAGTCAAGAACCAGCTTTGGCTTTGATGGGGGTTCTTCTTCCTTTTCGTCATCTTGCTCAAATTTATCTGTCCTAAATCCTTTGTAGTAGCTTCTAACTCTTGAACCATCATCGAGGTTAAATCTATCAGAGTATTCCCAGAAGTAGTTCTTGAGCTCTTCCTTAAAGCTTCGCTGAGAGAGTGGGAATGGAACCTTTGCTTCTTCGCAATAGTTCTTGTACATCTCCCAAGCAGCTTTCAATGTTGTACCGTCTTCTTGTTTAAAAATATGATACGAATCAATGACAAAGTTGTAGAAGTCATTAGAAGCGCCCATCATCGACATCGGAATATAATCATCGTATCGACCCGGATCGCTCAAATATACTTCCTGGCAGTGGTAGGCAATCGCTCCAAGTTCAAAGTCAATCTGCTTTATAGCAGTTTTATACTCTTTTACACTCAATTTGTTTCCTGACGGTGTCACGTCGATAAGTCGTCTTATAAGACCCGATTTAGCATCAGTGATCTTTACAGGCTTATTGGTGCCCATGAACAGGAAGCATTTAAAGTGGTTTGCATATGTGGACTTGAATTTCTCATTGACAGTCATAAGCTCGTGTGAGACGAGGCTGTTCAAGCGAGTATTATCTTCAATCTTGGATAGGTCTCCATCATGCTGAATTGCTACCAGAGGATTCGTATTAAATGCCTCCAAAGCAAATGAGTTGCTAGCTGACCCAAGTGCCTTGGCGTCGAATACAGAATAATATCCATCGAATAATTGCTGAATAATGTTCAAGATAGTTGATTTACCGGTACCGGCTGCACCATAAAGAACCATGAATTTCTGTATCTTCTTCGAATCCCCAGTAACGATTGAGCCTATCGCCCACTCAATTTTGTGTCTTTCTTCCTCAGAATATAAAGTTGAGATAAGTTTGTCATAAGCAGGAGTATCACCAGCCTCAAGCGGATAGCTAAGCCTCTTGCTTGCATAATCTTTCTTCGTAGTTTCGTGGTTCGAAAATATCAATGTTTCGTCCAGCATGTGGAAGTTGTCTCGCATCTGACGTTGACAATATTTGTGCCAAGCATCGATCATACCAGACCCAGCATCTTGCATACGTAATACGTAGATCTTACTTGCATTATTCTCTTCTTTAATACGGTCTCCATTTTTTTGAGCATAATCGTTCAACTCTCGATCTATCAGTTGTACAACGTCATCTTCATCGGTAGACCATAAACCACGTTCTTCGACCCAGATAGCATAAAAGTCGCCGCCTCGAATCATCAAGTCTGTCGATTTCTTTATGATAAACTTTGGGTAAACCTCAACCGTACCACGTTTGCCAGGACGCGTTGAAATTACAAAAAAGTCAATCACATTTTTATTCTCCTTTCAAGTTTTACGTGATGCTATCTAGGTACCAACAAAGCTGATACCAAATTTCAACGGTTCGTAAGTCACGATCACAATTACGAATCGTAAATAGTCCTCCTTTTCCATTGGGTTCGTATTGACGGTCCATAAAACGGTCTAGGACTTGTCTGACATACTCGTCATCATACAAATCGTCAGTCATGGACCCAAGTCCGAGGCTGACAATCATTCCCCAGAACCACTGAAGACTTCTGTCCCCATAACTCGGGTCATCCATGATGGTTTCCTCACAACGGATTGCTAAAGCGACCATCATCTCCAATACACTACATGGTCCAGCTAGAGCATCCATAATCATGTCCGGATCCAAGTTTGAGTTTGACTCAAGAGTAGCAAAACGCCATCTTAAATCGACCCCATCCTCAGCACGATTACGATCTCGCTCGATAGTGAATCGGAAAGTAGTATTGGCAAGACGAATAAGTAGCTTGTCGAATGTTTCTTTGGGGTATCTGTTTCCGATTGCTATAGACGTCAACCAGTTAAAATATCTTACTCTGGTCTCGTACTTTAACAAAATCATTCCTCCTCTCCTGAGGGGTTAGCTTTGATTCGGTCTTCGAATTTACCAACCCGTAAGAGAATTTCGTACTCACATTTGAGTCGATCATTTCGTACGTACACTGAATCATCCTCGTATTCTCCGAAGTGAGTCAATGAATCTTTACCAACAACTCGATCGATGTCTTCTATTACATCATCCCAGTCGTCGGCTAATACCCCGTCTTCGTAATAGTTCAAACTGATGAGATCGTATTCATCAGCATCATTACCAAATTCCTCTGGCGGGATTACATACGGAGCTGGGCCGTCGTCATCATCGGAGTATCCCTCATCTTCAAGGATACCTCTGTAATGTTTGCTGGTGGTTTCCCAATTCTCGATAGGCTTTGTTAATGTTGGGCCATTTTCATCAATCTTAAGTGTAGCTTCGTGAGCCTCTACTTCTTCTTTCTTTTCCATGAGGTCAGCATGCATCTGCTCGAGCTTTTCCATGCTTTCATCACACTGTGCTTTCTTAAACTCGGTCATTTCTTCATTGATTCTTTCATTGTACCTTTTCTGAAGAACCTTCCAAGTTACCACGGAGCCAAGAGCGGCTCCAGTGATAAATATAATTATTTTATTCAATACCGATGTCATCATCGCTATCCTCCATTTTCATACTGATGATGGTGAACGCTAAACCACCAAATAAGAGGGATATACTTAATAACACCCCTCCAGTGATGTGACGTTTTCTTTTTGTGTTTAATGAATGATCCACTATTGATAGAACTTCTCCAAGCTGGTACATAATGTCTTGCCTCCTTTATCGGACAACATAGCAAGACCGCTTACAAAGCATATACCAGACAATGTGGCTAAGGCATAAGATATAAGAGGCGATTTATTATCCATAGTTTATTCTCCTTCTGGTTTGGCGTTTGCTGGGAAATAAAGTGCTTCTCCGATCTTAACCCCTTCAAGTATTTTTAGACGATGCCATATCCTTATTGTAGTCACACCGACATTAAACTTTACGGCGGCTTCAACTTCGTTCATAAAGCCAAGGATCTTCCCATCTTTATACAATGGCTCATCTTCCAAATTGTTTGACAAAATATAAAGGATCAAATCTCTACCAGTCATTCAAACTCTCCTTTCGGTCAGACTATTCATAACTTCCATTATACATCCATGGATAGTTGAATATGTCTTGTTGCCAATATCCGGACCCAATGGCGTTGAGCCCATCCCTTCATTTCAACAGTTTCCAGACATTGCCGTCGACATTGAAATCTAGAAGAATAGATCTTTCATATCCGTTTACAAATGCACGAGCACGTTCGCTATCAAGATTGTAGATACCGAAGTCTACGAAGTTATCTCCTACTGGATTAACATCATCATAAACCCAGCCAACAATCTGACCAGCCTGAGTGCGAGGGAATCCAAGCATATCATATACCTCATTCAAGAACAGATGACCTCTGGATTTAAGTAGATCGTTTGCATAGTTCTGCTGTTGCTTAAGGAATACAAGGTTATGCTCTGGAGATTTGCTCCAACTAGGATTGCATTCGTCAAATATACGAGAGTAGTCGCTGATGGTATTCGGATCAATCACATTCACTGTAGTCTTGACTGTGGATTCCGTACCATCTTCATTTACAACAGTCTCTTCTACTTCTTTTGTCTTAACATCGTACTTAAGTTCTCGATCAAGTCCTTCACCGAATCGTTCGATAACTCTGTTGCGATATTGCTTGAAGCTGTTGTCGATAGTTGCGTATGCCGCTGTAAGAGCAAGGTTTCTCTTTCTTGTAATGTTGTGACCTGCAAGGATGCTTACAATAGATGCGGTACCGAGTGCCACTGCAGGGCCATACAGCTTGACGAACTTAACTGCGGTCTGAGTGTATACAATAGTCAGATCTTTCGTGCCATCTTCTTTTGTGTATTCAACACCACGGATGTTTCCATCTTCCATTCCCTTATGGATAATATCAAGCTGAGACTTAGTATCTTCGATAATATCACCGGCTTTAGTTGTGGCTTTGCAAGCCATTACTGCACTTGTTACGCCACCTACAACGCCTGCGACCACAAGGATCTCAGGGCTATGCTTCTTAAGCTGGAAGCCAATTCTATGGAACTTTCTTGTTATTGTGTTCATGATTTCGTTAGTTTTCATTGTTATTCTCCTTTTCAACATTCGTTAAAATATCAGTAGACTTATTAGGAATTATAAGAATGCAAATCCCTGCAGTTAGCATGAAAGAAGTAAGGGCAAAAAATCCAGTTATAACCGCTTTGTCGACGCCCCAAGTATTGATAGCATTAATTGCAATATCTTTGATCATCTCTTCGCCTCTTTCACAACGCTCATGACATAAATCGCAGTAATACCAATAAGGGCTATTCCAAATGCCACGAGGGATACTCGTCTGTCAAGTTTTGTAGGTTTCATTTTCATTCTCCTTAAAATATAAATCTAATTAAAGCGATCGTTCCGCTTATGATTAATGCAGCAATGCATGCGCATACTATGCATGCCATCATTTGCCCGAGTTTATACCCGAGCGAATTGTTTTTGTTATCCATATATAACCTCCTTATCCAATCGGGTACGGTTTGGGAAGACGGATGATGAATCCACCATCTCTACCACCAGCTCGTACAACGTCCGCACCTCGTACAGATGTCCAGCCATATCTGTTTCCAGTGTAGTCGCATGACTTATCCGCCATTTCGTACATATCTGCGACAGATACCATACCATATCTATCTACTAATTCTTCCATTCTGGTAAGAACATCAAGTGCTTCTCCACGAGTCTCAAATACAAGATCTCCGAAGCTAAGACCTCCAACTCTAGCTTCACTCGGACGACGATCGCCCTTGCTATCAAAGCGGTCATAATATTTGCTGTATGACACCTTATCCGATGTAGATGAGCTACTACGTTTGGCGCCCCCATAAAGAATCGTATCTACGGTGTCAGATACAACCTTTTTAAGTGCCGGAACTAATACATCTTGAATGATAAACTGCTTTACATTTGTAACATCTTCAGGAAGAAATAGGTCTGCAAATTTACGAAATTCGCTCTTCTCACGGATACGAACTTTTCCCTTGACTACCTTTTCTACTTTCTTCTTTTCCTCAGTAGCAGCAATGGCTTTCTGCTCCTCTTTAAATTTATGTGAGTTAGGTGTGTAATCCATTGTTATACCTTTCCTTTCATATTGGTTAATAAAAAGGAAAAGGAGAACACCGTGTTATTGGTGCTCCCCCTTTCGGTTTTCTTCGTCAATTACTCTTCGTCAGAGTCTTCATCGTCGTCTTCATCTTCATCAAGATCTTCCGCGTCGGGTTCTTCGATCTTGTAGCCCTGCTTTTCCAGTGTCTTTCTCGCCCACTTCTCTTTATTCTTCTTAATAAATGCACCAACGCCTACGGCTGTGCCAATACCAAGAATACCTAATAAGATAGGTACGAACGATTTAGATTCCTGTTCCTCTTCAGGTTCTTCGTCGATCTCGAAATCCTCTACCTCGGTGATTTCCTCGTTGTTCTGATTCAGTTCGTTCATAATAGTTCTCCTTTTGAATTATAAATTATTGAAGATTACTCCTCATAATATATGTTGTATTTTTCGCGAATCAGGTAAGTCTTGAATACCCATACCTAGGTGCTACGGTGTAATTGAGAGTGATACACGGTCTGCCGTCGCTTGCAAGCTGAGATCCAAAGTCGATATCGATCAATCCATCGTCAACATTCCAGCCAAGGTCATCACCAATATCTATATGGTCAAGGTCGAGCTGGTCATAGAAGTCATTTAAAGACACATACATGTCCATAAGTAACTCTCTATTTAACTCGTTTACTGCACGTTTGATCTTGTCAATGTCAGAATTGAAGTATCTGCCAAATAAACTGTCATAGCACAGAGTATCGCCATTGCCAGTCACAATAACATTGCTACTTGTGACTGGATTTTTTTCGAGATGATCTTTATTGATCTTTTCTCGAACCATTTCTTCTTTCTTTTCCCCTACAGTTTCGATAACTTTCTCTCGATATTCGGTAAGGGCTGTTTCAGAAAGTTTGTATGCTGTGGCTAAAGCAGCGTTACGACGCAGATTCACAGAGCTTGCCCCAACAAGACAAGCAATTGATGCTGCGCTAGTGACCGCTACTGGAATGTAGCATTTCCAACAAGCTTTTGCTTTTTCTGCCGCGGTAAGGCTATCACCTTTATCGTGTTCAGCATCTTGAATAAGCATGAGCGCCTTTGGTGTTACCTTCACTGCAAGAACCGTGGAAGTTACCATACCAGCAATTCCGATTCCAGTAAGAATTTCAGGGCTGTGCTTAGATGCGAATATCTGTGCACTTTTAATAAATTTGGATACGTTTGACTTATTCATAATAATTCTCCTTTCAAATAGAAAAGAAAACCAAAAGGGCATTTGCCCCAATGGTTTTCAGTTACGACTTTTTGATGTCTTTTAAGATCTCATCTTTCAGCTCGTTCTTAAGGTCCTTCATCTTGTTTTCTTCTACCTTGTTAGACAGCAGTGTTCCCGCTACCCCCAAGACAGTTACTGCAATTCCAAGTACCCTCGTTGAGTCAATTTTGATGTCCTTAAATAAGTTTTTCATAGTTATCGTCTCCTTTCATAATAGGCAATGTATTTGTCGCGAATTCAGCAATATTCATCGAAATCTGGTATAGGCTCAGTCATTGTGATAATATAGCATTCCATCCCATCCTCCATTTCTACTTTTTCATGATGAAAATCAATCCAAGTCTTCCAATAGTGAGATAAAGAGGCGCCAAGCGACCAACCAAGATTATGTCCATAATCAACAGGTTCGAGGCCAACCAATTCATAGAATTCATTAAGGAAAGCATAGTCTTTTGTATGCAATTTACGATTTAAATCATATTCGGCTTGCATGACTTCTTCCATTGTTGACTCGAAATACCTTTCAGAAAAGTAGTCATAGAATAGCTGCTTTTCGTCTTCTACTTGAACATCATCTTGCTCATATTTGTCTTTAGCAATTTCGCCTCTAATTCGGTTGTTTGCCCCTTCGCCGTATATTTCGTCTACTTTCTTTTTATACTCTTTATATGAGTTATCAAGTAATGCGTATGCACTCATTAGTGCTGCTTGTTGGCGTTTGTTTAAAGCATTCGCTCCAAATATGCAGGCTAGTGTCGATGCCCCGATTAAGACTGCAGGAATATATACTGGGCCAGCGTATTTGATTTTTTCAACTACTGTAAGACTCTCTCCTTTCACTTCTTCAGCCTGTTCTATAATTTGCATAGCTTTTGGCGTATCTTTGACCGCTACTACAGCCGTCGCAACCACACCAACGCCTCCTGCACAAGTTAGAATAGTTGATGCATTACGCTTGAAAAACATTTTTACATTCTTCATCCTTATCGACACCTTTCAAATGTGGGTTTGTTGTTATTCTTCTAGACCGACAATCCTCGAGAATTTCTTGAGATCATTTGCGTTTACGTCGCCATCTACATCGAGATGAACATGCGCCACATCTTCTGTGATCGCCACATCAATGTCGTTCAACTGAATCTTAACCTTGTACCCTGTCTTGTTACGAATCAGCATCTCAAGTACCTTAGCAAGCATGCCTCTCATCAGTTTAGTTTTGATCTTCAATTCATCCATTTCCGTTCCCTTTCAGATAAAATAAAAAGTAAGAGAATCAGAGCTGGGATTCGGACCCAACAATCTCTAGATAATATCTAGTGCTTTATCATTAAGCTATCTGTTCTCTCATTATAGACCTTGTAATTTTCGCGAAGATAAAAAGAAAAGGGTTTAATCCCTATTTCTTTTACGTTTGATTAGGTATCGCATAATCAATATGATTATCAATGCACATACAATCACGTCACCAAATACAAAGATTCCTGCTGCACCCACCACCGAAATGATTAATGTAGTAACAACCGTTAATATTAGTAATATGATTAATAAGATTATGAATAAACACATTTATATCTCCTCCTTTTTCTCATTAAAGGGGATGTATATTACGCGAATTCATACGCTTCTCCTATCAAAACAAGTCTCCCATCGCTCTCGAGGTATTGGTTTAAGCTTTAAAGCCCACATTATTTGGCGTATCGACACAGTCGGATATAATCCTTTTACACATTTTCCTGAACGATTATTAAAAAATTCTATAAATTTCGGATGTAAATATATGATGTCTGTGAGCCACGGATCTATCTCACTCCAATATGTAGATTTTGTCTTATTGTTAAATCTTTGCTGTATCACTGCCAGCCCTTTATCATTTACTTGGTATAATGTGCATGAGTCATATACTGGATGGTCACAAATATAAGTGGTACCATACACAGTTGAATAGTTAGTTGGTTTTTCATAGTGATATCGCATAGAAACCTCGTATTAAAAGTAAAAGAAAAAGACCATGTTAAACATAGCCTCTTGCCTTTGTTATACTTTACTTTTTAGGAAGTAATTTATTGATGAACCCTCGTCCAATTATAGTGGTAATCGTTCCCTCCTTCTCAAACTCCATCGATTTCACCGTTCCCCAAATCGTAATAATGGACGGTATAACGATTCCGGCAATGCTTATACCATTCTTAATCAATCGATCTCTCCGATCTTCTTCCATTTGTTTTTGTTTTAAGTAATTGTCCATCTTTTGATTTTCAATTCTCTCAACATGTTCCGTTTCAAATTTCTTCATATCGATTGCTCGATCCATAAGCTTTGTTAAACCATCAACCGTCACCTTGTACTCCTCGGTTCCAAGTGCCATCTTTGATAAGTCCTCAAATTCAGCGTTGATTTCATCATATAATTTCTTTTCGTCCATAATATTTTCACCCTTTCAAAAATATTGAGTATGCCTCATAATACAAGATGTTATTTGCGCGTTAGGTCTGCGTTATGGTCGATCTTCAATACGATTTGAGTCTTGGTGTCGAGTGATTCAAGGTCATCAATTTCAAAACGGTATAGATCTTTTTCGGAGTTGTTGTGGTCAATTCTCAATACACCATATGTCTTGCAAGAGTCCCTTGCATAGGCACCAATATAAAGACCGACTAATACACCTAATAAAAAGATTATTGCAGTAGTTAACATATTCGCTCCTTTCTAAAATGTTTTTCGAAAAATCCACCCCGGGAATTTTTTCACTTTACAAAAATAACATTGTTTCCAGTCACCTCCGTCCTGAAAATATAAATCTATAAAAGAAAAAGAAAGAGGCCGAAGCCTCAATCCTTTAATCGTTAGAGTATATGTATCCTTCAGTTTCTTCAGGAATATCTGTTGAATGCCAAACCCTTACTATTCCAAGATACTTTACTATGGAGTCCCATATCTTATCATTTGTTGTGAATATGATAGACCATTTGCGCTCGTCTGCCCAACCGCAATTGCCGACATCTACGTCGTAAATTCCGTTGTAATTTAAAGCTTTCAATGCGCCCATTACATCTTCTTCATTCATGAAGATTGTATGAGTCCTGTAAATAAATCCGCTAATAAAGTTTTTCATTTGTTTGTTCTCCTTTTAGATAAAGAATTATTTAATCTCTCATAAAGGAAAATGTAAACTTCGCGAAAAAAGAAAAGAGGCCGAAGCCTCAATCCTTTAACACTCTTTACGATTGGTGTCATTTCGTTTCTAAGATTCCCAATATTTTTGACATATTGTCATCGATTTTTTCTATTTTGGCAATAACCTTGTTAGCCTCGGAAAAGTAATCGAGCGACATATTGATAATCTTTATAGCATTAGCCATAGCTTTAATATCATCTGAGCTCATATCGCCCACATTGTTCAAAGCCATAAACGTTAATTCCTTTTTAGCATCAATCATCGCATCAGTAAGTTCGATTCCCAGTGTTTCAAGTTTTGTCATAGTAAAAACTCCTTTTGATTTAAATATATTTTTATTGGTTTCTCATAAGATGCGTTGTAAACTTCGCGAAAAGAAAAAGAGCCCGTTAGGACTCTTTAAATCTCTCTATATATAGTAGATACTCCATCTCAGTTATCACATCTACAAAGTTTTGCATAGTTTCTTTTGTATCTCGAATGGCATCTACAAAGTAGTCTTCATATAACTCATTTAATTCGGCAACTAAGTTTTCAGAATCGTATTTCAAAATATCAGCCAGCCCACAAGCTAATCTAGCTTTGTTTTGTAGTTCTCTTTTGGTCTTATAGTTCATCTTCGTATACCATTCCTTCATCCTCGATCACTTCTTCCTCTTTACTGTTTTTAATACTTTGAAGTGCTTTTGCCACACACCCGCCAAGAACAAAGAATCCAATACCTTTAATAATCTCTTCTTTAATCATCATTATTCCTCCTAAAATATCAGTCTCTTGTTTTGTCCAGTAACCAGAAGAATCGTCTGTACCTTTCGTAGTACATGTCTCGACCACATGGTATACCTAATCTAGATTTCAAATATGAATACGAGAGATCCTCGGTAACTGCTTTTAATATGTAATCTTGCAATTCTTCCCCGGCTTCTTTAGCTGCTTTCTCAATCAGATTAATACGCTCGAGATAATATACTCGCTTGATGGCACATTTAGCAGTTTGATCGCCTGGGACGTTTGATGATGGTAGTCGGTCCCAAACGGAAGAAGCATTTAACTCAGATAGAGCAGCATATGTCTTCTTCCATGTTGGGTATTGTAAGCAAAAGTGTTTTAATTCATAGTGTCGATGCTTGTTTATCCAATACGGGTTCTTTATAGACACTTCTGGACGAATTTTTGTAGCCATTAACATCTACTCCTCTTTTGATTGATTGCTTCATAAGTTGAATAGTTGCCTTCCGGAGACGTTCCTTGTCCACTTCTCCATGAACACGAATGGTTGCATTCTTAAATCTGTATACTTTCATTTACAAACACCTCACGATAAGAAAATATCAATAGCTTCCACGTCAGTTAAATCAAGAAGTTCCTTTAGTCGCATAACATCTTTGATGGTCAGCTCTCTACCATTAGAAATCTGTCTGTAGATTTCAGCCGCCGTATCAATCTTCAAACTCTTCTCGAAAATCTTAAATATCACTTTATTTGCATCCAATGCAAGCACCTCATTTCTGTTGCGTTCTATGCAACAAGTAAAAGATAACACCATTCCAATTTTTCTGTCAATAAGTTTTTTGTGCGTGAAACGCAACATTTTTAATCTAGATTAGCTTTTCATTTGCATATGTGCGAATTACGATGTTATACTAACAAATATACAGAAAGGAAGTGCATAGCATGGATGTAGGAAAACGAATTAAAGAAAGAAGAATAGAACTGAATATATCGGTTGACGAATTGGCTAAAAGATTGAATAAAAATAGAACAACCGTTTATAGGTATGAGAAAGGAGATATTGAGAATCTTCCAATGGATATACTTGGACTATTAGCAAAGGCGCTTAACACTACTCCGGCGTACCTGATGGGTTGGGATAGTAAACCAAACTCAACGATTAACACAATTACAGATTACTATAGACTATCTACAGAAGATCTCACAAAGGGGGAGTTGGAATGCGAGGGTAACATACGAATCGAAAGGTTTAAGATTTGGGCTAAGAAATTTGATAAATATGTATTTACAGACGAAGAACATAACAAACTTGTAGAATATGCTGAGTTCTTGCTTTATCAAAGAGAAAAATAAAAGAGAAAATGTATTTTTATAAGGAGGTGATGCCAACTACAAACCTGGCACCACAAATTAGAAAGGATGAATAGAATGTATAAGGATTATCCAGTGTTTTACAATTATGAAGTGAAAGAGTACGGACGTAAGTCAAGAACAGATGACCCGTTACTAACGACAGACGAGATCTTAGCAAAACATAGTAAGATTATCGAGGAATATGCTATAAAGAACCTTGGCGGGCCTATACCAGAAGAGAACAAATACATGGAAGTAGGCAGTGGTGAATCACTCAAAGAACGTCCTGAGATAACAAGACTCCTTAAAGACATAGAAAGCCCTGCAGTTAAGGCGATCATAGTTGTCGAGGTTCAACGTCTTAGTCGTGGTGATCTTGAGGACGCTGGTAAGCTCATAAGACTATTACGTTACACGAATACTTATGTAATTACTCCTATGAAAATATATGATCTACGAGATGAGTATGACCGAGATGCCTTTGAGCGAGAGCTCAAGCGAGGTAATGAATATCTTGAATACTATAAGAAGATTCAAGCTCGCGGTAAGCTATCAAGTGTCAAGGCTGGCAACTACGTTGGCTCGGTCGCTCCTTACGGATTCGATCGCATTGAGAAGACTGACGGTAAAGAGACCTACCATACGCTAATCGAGAGAAAAGACCAAGCTGACGTTGTTCGAATGATCTTTGATTGGTATTGCAATGACGATATTGGTGTAACGGCTATTTGTAGACGACTGGAGGATCTTGGAGTTAAGACTAAAACCGGAGGTAAGATATGGAAGCCAAGCATCATCTTCAGCATGCTTGAGAACCATCACTACATTGGTTGCACACGTTGGAACTGGAGAAAGACCGTCAAAGTCATCGAGAACCAAGAGATTAAGAAGCTTCGCCCTAAAGCAAAGGTAGATGAGTTCCTAATCTTTGAGGGTAAACATGATGGGATAATATCCGAAGAAATATTTAATAAAGCTAGAGAGGTTCGGGGAAAGCGTCATCGTACCAAAAGAGACCTTACCTTGAAGAATCCTTTCAGCGGGATAATGTTCTGTAAGTGTGGGGCTAAGATGGGTTATAACACTTATACCAGACGTGGTGAAGAATATGCGCCACCTAAACTGGTGTGCAATAATCAGGTGCATTGTAAGAGTGGATCAGTCCATTTTGACGAAGTCATGGACTATGTATGTAAAGTGCTAAAGGACTGTATAGCAGACTTTGAAGTTCGCATCGAGAATAACCGCGATGACTCTATCAAGTTGCATAAAGACTTAATAGTAAGACTGCAAGACCAACTTAAAGTTCTCGAGAAGAAAGAAGTAGATCAATGGGAAGCTCAATACGATCCCGATCCAGTTAAGAGAATGCCGCAACACATCTTCCAAAAGTTAAACGAGAAAGTATTAGCTGAGAAAGAAGAGATAAACAAAGCTTTGAAGAAAGCTAAAGACTCTGCTCCAAAACACATAGACTATCGAGATGAATTGATTAAAACGACAGATGCTTTGAACGCTTTGCTCGATCCGAATATGGATGCTAAAACTAAGAACCAGCATCTCAGAATGATCATAGATAAAATGGTTTACGAACGAGGACCGATCGTTCGAATAACAAAAGAGAATGCTGCTAAGTATGGTATAGATACTTCAAAAGGTTTACGATACTACACTCCTCCTTATAAGATAGACATCGATCTTAAGTGCGAGTAATTTCGGGATGATGTAACGCCTCACTCATGGGGTACTATTTGATGCCTAAATAGATTTACCAATGGTTTGAACGCAAAAAAGAAAGAGAGCCTGTTAAGACTCTCCCGCGGTAAAGAATTTTTCCACCTCTTCGAGATTATGTAGTATCTTTTCTTCAGGAACACCCATTATACGTGCGTGTTCTACGCTGAATATCAAAGCTAATTCTGATCTCTGTGTAGCAGTTAAATTCAACCGGTCGGCAATTTCTTCTTGCAGCTCCCTTCCATAAGTTCTGAATAGTTTCAAGTCTAATTCGCATTTTTGTTTTGTCAATCGTACAGTTTCGTTTCTGAGTTCTCTAACCTCATTTTCGAGACTTGTAAGTTCACTTTTTCTAATAAATGCCATAATTAGCACCTCCCTTTCTTCATAAAAGGGCGTGTATTTCTAGCGAAAAAGAAGAGAACCGGCAGAAGGATTCGAACCTTCTATCTCAGACTTCCTTCCGATTTTGGCCGGAGCACAAGTCTACCATTTCTCTCATAATAGGCTTTGTAATTTTCGCGAAGATAAAAATAAAAGAAAGAGGTCCTGTTATAATGACAGGGCCTCTTTACTTCTTATTTATGATACTCTTTTAGATGTTCGATCTCTTCATCGATAACTGCTTCATGATTCTCAAGCTTGTATACTCTGTCAATGACACTATTATGTTTCTCAACTTTTTTCTCAAGCTCTTGAATACGATAGATAACAAGTTTATTAGAAGCGATAATTCCGCCCAATGAACCGATAAGCGTTCCAAGTAAAGACAATATTGCCACGATAATTGTTGAATTCATGATCATTCTCCTTCCTCATCTTCATCATTCGGTTCAGCTTCCGACTGTTTTTCTGCAATCATCTGCTCCATAAATGCAAGGCACTGCGCCATTATCTTTGTACTTTCGCCCCTTGTCTCTATGAGCAGCAGAGTATTGTAAAGTTTTGTTAAATTGTCAACCATGTTGTACTCCTTCTTCAATATTTTTAAGTCTTGTGTTAAGATCTTGAATAAGTTTGAGTAACGATGGGACGATTATGTTACTATTCCACATCTCCGGAATCACGGATCCGTCTTCATCGTTCGTGTGCTGTACTGCGCAAGGAAGAACACTCTCTAAATCTTCTACTATGAACCCATACAAATACTTGTCATACAATTCGTCATCAGCAGCGATGTAGTCGTTCTTGTACTTAAACTTCTTAATCGGAAGATCATAGAGGCATTTAAGATCGTCGATGTCAGCCATCACTATGTCTCGTTTATACCTCTGTGAGGACGATGTGCTACGTCCGAATACACCGTTCGAAGTTACACACATATTTGCTGTGTTTGTGTACGTACGATTGTATACTACGTACGAACCAATATATCGAGATGTCGTATCAGATGCTCCAAAGAACCAAACGGACCCCGTATTATTAGCGGCATCGTTATTACCAGAGGTAAATTTGAATGCGTTTCCTGTGGTCGTTGTATCAACGTTCTTATTCACGTAGTACATGACACTTTCATTGTTACCAAATATAAACCGCCCCTCAGCATCTCTGCCACACATGTTCAAACTTTGTCCGCTCTGTATCATTCGCAGACCATTGTAAGTATTAGCGGCGTTTCCAATATAAATATTAGACCAGCCAAGCTCATTATACTTTCCAAGTGATATGGCGGCATTTGATGAGGGAACAATGGCGTTATTCGCATTTATGACTCCTCCACTAGCAGCGTAAAGATTTAAAGCGCTTCCGCCATAGATATTCGTCTCTCCACCATTCGCATACCGAGCATAGCCAAGGGTTGTATTGCCGGACTCATTCTTTGCCTGAAAGCAGGAACTACCAGTTGAGTCCGCAATACTCGCGCTCTTTGCATAGATGTTTACAGCGTCTCCACCATAAAGATTAAGGTTGCCACTGCCTCTCTTCTTGAGATGGTACCCAAGGGCCATATTGCCTTTACTGTTCAATGTCTCAAAAGCAATCCGGCCATCCTGGATTATCTGTGCTCCGTTCTTCGTGTAAAGACGAACCTTGTTACCGTATAAAGTCGAATAGTCCTTGCTTGATGCAGTTGCCGCTTTGTAGCGACCATAGCCTATTGACAAATTCCCATTCGACGTTATAGGTTCAAGGACAGCTTTACCATTGGCATCAAATATGCGTCCATTCAAAGTTAAGTTAACATTTGATATAAAGTTTTCGTCGCTTATAAGAATCTTGTCTGTGGTTAGGCCATTTGAGAAATATATGGGGCTGTCACTCTCAAATTTGACAACGGGTTTTGTTTGAGAGTTTTGCACCACTTGTTCAACGTCAGTTATCGTCTCACTATCCTCAGAACCATCCTCATCTTCAGTAGTAATCGTAGAGCTGCTTGTCGAGTTAGCGGCTGAAGTGACACCGGTAAATATCTTTGTGATGGCTGAGAACTTAGCCAAGATAGCAGTGCTATCACGAAGAGCTATAGAAGCTCCTCCAGATTCAGCTTTCAACTGAATATTGCCTCTTAATATTTCCCCAGTCCTATCACCAATTATGAGACCACGATCGTCAGTTCGTTCCATATAGTTAGTCGCGGTTTTTCCGGCATCGCTACTGTCCTTCGAGTTTGCAGCAGGAGAAGTTATGTTTCCTGTAATAGTAGCAGTATGATTTTTAATCATTACTGTAACTCTTTCATTGTCACGAACATTAACAGTGGAAGACACTGGAGTAAGAACATCTGACCCATCGATCTTCACATACATACTATCTCCGCGGAGAATAGTAGTACCATAGGTAATTACTGTACCTTTGTCACGCTTAGAGTTATCGTTGGTTATTCTAGCGAACTGTGATATTAAGTCGCTGGATAAACTCATATATTCTCACCCCCATAACTTAGTAGTAAAGACCGCTTTCTCGGTAACGGGGCAGCCAGGTGTACAAGCTATTGTTTGGCTAACAATTTTGGCTTTTACATCAGTGATGCCAGCTCGTTCGTAATTAAGTCGAACGCAGTCCCCAACTCGAACCGGGCAATAACCGTGCGTATAGGTTATGGAGTATTCCAGAGAAGACAATTCTCGTAAGAGGCTCTCGGCATACTCTTGTATTTGGTTCTGAGTAGGGTCACCGATTACTGTAGGGTCAGTAACTCGATGGACTATCTCACGCCCACGACTTACTGTTGAGGTCGGGCTATTTGGATCGTCGTTGACAACCTTGGCGTAATATGTATCATCGCCACTTGAATAAACCACTTCTACAATATTTGGAATACCATACAAATCGTGATCCATGTTTAAATCTGGGTATAAGATCGAGCTATTTCCATCGTCAAAAGCCCATACAGGTTGCAATGAGACCGTATCCTGCTTCGGGGAGAAGAGAATACGGCCCATTTCATCCATATCAAATGTGTACTTGGCATTAGCAATCAGATCAATGAGAAATGAAAGCCATGTATCGCTTGGATCTGCTACAAAATCGTAATATAGTTTTGAACTGGATCTGGTTTCTACAACTGGAGCTCTAACACTTTCTCGAGTCAATCGATATGCTATATCCATGATGTTTTCATCTTTCATTATCGAATAGCCAAGAGGTGGACGATTCTCTTTAAGCTCCAGCAAGGGGGTGTATGCATCCATGATGACATCCCGTATCTTGCCATTAAAGCTCGATGACGGAGTTTGAACCAAGAATGTGCCCAAAGGGTGCTTCTCTTTCACTCCATTTTGAATCGTGATTAAGTAAGCTCGAATATAGCACTCGCCAACAGACTCAGTGATGTCGATGGACGCTGATCCAAGAGTCTCGGAATCTGTGTCTCTAGTCAAACTGCAACTTTTTACATTGGTTAGTAATCTTGTGTCTTTCCATGAGTCAGGATCGACAATGTAATACTCAAATGTCTGTTGCATTGACGATGTCCAATCTGGCATTTACATTCCCCCTTCTACTCTGGTGATTGAAAGCGTAACCGGTATGGTCAGCTCAGTATGCTTTTGGCTGAATGACACAACAATATTTGCCCAATAACCACTTCCAGATGGCTCTCGAACATATACGTCGCCCATCCATGTAGACAATCGTCGTAAAGCATACAGTGTATCGATATCACTTTTAGCGATTGCCACGTTCCAAGTTGCACTTACTCCCCTCTGAGTGCCATAATAGCTAACAGGATGCTCTCGACCAATGTACTCCACAAGTTCAACGTCTGGCCTATAGCTGTCTGATACATCGATGTTATACGGAAGTTTAAGCATTGAACCTGCCCATGGCTGTTGCTCGAATGCGTTTTCTTCTGTTGTATCAAAAGTGTTCCAGTCTTCATCCCACTGTATGACTACTGACTTTTCGTTGACTGGATAGCCTGGCATATCATAATAACTTATCGTTCCGGTATCAGTAGTTTTTGCTACTATTCTGTATCTCGCGTAATCAAGTGCTGGATGCGGATCAGTTATGTACGTTCCCTTTGCATTGTCGAGGTCTGTCGCTAATTCTGTAAATTTGCCATCGAACTCTCTTCTATAAACAGACAACATGATATTGTTTATGAATCTGCCATATATGTCTTTACAGAATGGTTGTATAGAGGCAGTCAAAGCTTCTTCATCAATTGAGATCTCGGCATTCGGTTCATACTCATTTTCGGTCCAAGCCACTGTGAATTCTACTGATGATTCAGTGGTCAAGCCTGAATTCATAGTTACAGAGCAAGTAACTGTATAGTCGACATTGTTTTCCAAACTTAGATTGCTAGCAGACAATTCGACTAATAGATCTGTCGTAACATCGAAATACTTCGAATACACTTCATCTCCAGCAGTAACGGTTATAGCATTTCCGACATCATCAGTTGTTTCATAACCGCTATTGGCAACTATAGATACATGATAGCCGATTGGACTCTGGGTATCTGGGCCAGCAGAAGCTGATATGTAAAACGGAAATGTTCTCAAAGTTGACATGAATTCATCTTCGTAATCCGTTATGCTGAGTTCCAATGTTGGAGGAGCATAAATATCCACGGTTCTTAGAACTGACCACTCGCCATATTCCAATGTTACGCCAGCAGTCCTAACTCGCCACTCCATTTTGACACCCTCGTTGTATCCGGTGGTGTTAACAGAATACGAGCTAGTCTTATCCTTCAAATCTTCATCGGTGGTGTTCTGGATAGTGTATGACCTTTTAACACCGTTGGTATATATCTCAAGGATGGCACTCGTCTGGCTCGATTCATCTTCACCATTATGTACCCAATACAAAGTTAAAGGCTCACCAGCAATAGCAGTCGTAGTCGAAGACCATGTTGTAGGAGCTGATGGAGCTTTACCTATAACAACGGACTTAATCGCGGACCAAGCAGACGATCCTTTATCATTGACAGCCCTTACTCGGAAGAAATACTCTGATCCGGACGTAAGGCCTGTCTTTTCATATTTTGTAGTCTCGATAGACGATACGGTTGTCGTCTGGTCCGACCCATCGAAGTAACTTTTCTTAGTCGTGTACTCGATGTCATAACTAGTAGCGTTCTTTATCGATTTCCATTCTAGAAAAACTGATGTGGCCGATGTAGCCTTACAGGTCGTTATCTTGTTCGGGGCAGAGGGTATAGTCCCGACGTTGTCCGAATAATCAGACCAAGCACTTACCATCTTCCCTTGAACAGAACGGCATCGAACCTTATACTCTGAACCAGCTCCAACAGTACATGAATATGATGCACTTAACTTTGTGATCTTTGCTTTACCAGTGTTAAATAATGATTTGTCATTCTTAACAATCTGGAACTCAATCTCAATTGCGTGCATATCAGCCAGATTATTAAGTTCTGCAGTTAATTTGTATTTCTCGATTGTAACTATCGGCGTTGATGGTTTAACTGGAGGGTTGGCTGCGAAAGCATACTCCTTCTCAGTCGACCATCCAGCAACCCAATAATTAACCTCTTTCTTATTGACAGTATGAGTCTTAGAAATTGGTTTTACTTTCACCTTAGCCTTTGTGGCATTTGACGGTGCAGAATATACACTTTGTTTATGTGTCTCTGTACCGTCATTGCCAACAAACCACATGCCATCACCTGTAGCATAATACCAAATAACTTTGTACTCTTTGGTGTTACTTTTATCCCAAGTCCACGAAACGTACATTGTTCTATCAGTATTAGACTGCAAGCCAAACATTTTTATGGTTGGTCGGGAGGTGTTGTTTGTCGAGGGCGAATCAGCAGATCCAGTGAGTTTAAGAACTTGGCCGACCACTATGTAGTCGGGGTTCGAAAGCCCATTGATCTCGACAAGTTTGTTCATATATTTATACGTGTCCGTATATCCGTATGTACTTTTAAACTTGGCCGCTATCTCGGACAAAGTATCACCCTTTTGCACTGTATAGGTATCAGCCATGTTATCTCCTCCTTTCTACTCTAGCCGCTCTTACAAGTTCCTTAACAGCTTCGGAAATGTTACTTCCATCGTCATAAGTAACTCCATCGATGTTGTAAACGTTTCCAACATTCTCGCCAAGATCCTTACGGAGCTGGTTAATAGCTGAAACGACTTCGCCATTTGTTCCATTTTGAATATTTCTGTTCATTCTGGCATTAATGGCGCCAACGTTTGCAACAACGCCAAGACTTTCTCTAGTGTTGAATAAGCCATTGACAGCATTCACACCAGTTCGAAGATCGCTGAGGTCCAATACAGGGCGAATTGTAGGCCGAGCATCAATGTCACTTCCGATCACATCCTTTATCTTCGAAATGGAATCACTTAAACCTTTCTTTGCTGAAAGAGCCATCTTGGAACTAGCTGTGTATGATTTGTCTCCGTAATCGATCAAAGCGTTAACAAAACCTTGTCCGGCATAGTCACCGATCTGATGGAAGACTTTAGACGGAGAGTGCTCCTTAAGCTCTTTCTTAGCTGCTTTAGCTGCTGCCTGAGCCATTGCGGCTGCTTCGGCTTCCGCTTTCCATGTGGTTTCCGTAATGCCCGATGCAAAACCTTCGACTAAATATTTGCCAGCATCGTAGAAACTGCTTTTAACGTCTTTAACAGAATCTATGCCAGATTTAGCAACTTTTTCGAACGAATCTTTGACATCCGAAAGCTTGGACTCCGCACCTTTGATGATTTCTTGAATCAGGTTTGCAGCGGCTTCTTTAACATCAGTTTTTGCTGAACTACTAGTAAATGCTTCGACGAATTTGTCAACGCCATCTTTGCCAATCTTTGATAAGGATTTGGTGAAATTAGTTGCAATATTTGCGTCTGACCCAGAAATGTCATCGATCATCGACAGAATCTTCTCGACATTCTCGATGGACGTGGTCAGACCGCCTGAAGATGGCATCCCACTAACGAAAGATGACATATCCTTTGCAAGAACGACAATATTATCTCCGAAGCCTTCAAGGTTCTTCTTAGCACCCTTTATGTTCGAGTTGGCAAGGTCAGACAATGCATTTACAGCTTTTACAGCACTGGAAACTGTGTCTATCTGTGCATCTCCAAATGTTCCAAGATTGGTCACAAAACCGTTTAAGTTCGAACCAAGGGTCGGGAACTGAGTGCTGAATGTGGCTATACTATTATCACCGAACAATGCTTTCGCCCAACCAGCCTGGCCGTCAACGCCAGTCGATGCCTTAGCCATCTCTGTAACTGCTTTAGCTGCACAAGCAATTGAAGACACTTGAGCTTCAGTAAATGCCCCAAGATTGGCAGCAAAACTGTTTAAATTCGTACCTAGACTAGGGAGCTCTGATCCAAATTTAGCTATACTATTCTCGCCGAATATAGCCGCTGCCCATCCACCTTCATTGGGTATTTTGTCAGCTGCTATGGCCATTTCTTTGATAGCGTTGGCTGCACAAGAAATAGTGTTGATCTGTTCTGCGCCAAAAGTACCAAGATTAGTAGCGAACTGGTTAAGGCGCAATCCTAAGCTAGGAAGTTGAGCTCCAAACGAAGTAATACTGTTGTCGCCGAGTATAGCTGCCGCCCATCCACCTTCATTAGGTATTTGATCAGCTGCTATAGCCATTTCTTTAATAGCGTTGGCGGCACAAGAAATGGAGTTAATCTGATCGTTTCCGAAGGTTCCCAAATTAGTAGCGAACTGGTTAAGACGTAATCCTAAACTAGGAAGTTGGGCCCCAAACGAAGTGATACTGTTATCACCGAGTATAGCCGCTGCCCATCCACCTTCATTAGGTATTTGATCAGCTGCTATAGCCATTTCTTTGATAGCATTAGCGGCGCAAGAAATAGTAGCAATTTGATCTTCCCCAAAGGTTCCGAGATTTGTAACAAACTGACTGAGATATGTTCCTAACTTGGGAAGCTGTTGGCCAAAGGTGTCGATAGAAGAACTGCCAGTAATCCATGAGCCAATACCTTCGAGAATATTAGCTCCGGTTAATATCAAAATAGTTTCTGCTAAAGTTTTTACACCATCTATAACCTTGGTATCGATGCTCTTAGAACCTTCGATAAAGGGTTTAAGATTAGCCATAAAATCAGATAAATCTTGACCGATAACTGGAAGTGCACCGGTGACAATTCCGCCTATAAAGCCACTAATAATATTTCCAAAGAATGAGCCTATAGCTGTACCAATCTTTTCTATCATTGGAATGCCGGTATTTAAGAACTCCTCAAGCTTAGGAAATTCTTCAACCAACGCACCAATTCCGACGATCAATCCACCTATACCAGCTATTAAAGTAGCCAACGCACCAATTCCGATAAACGCAGCCGGACCTAATGCACCGACTGCTCCTAGAATAGCAAGGGCGATAGACATTCCATTTAACAAAATAGTTAGGGCGGTTGCTGTTTCAATTGATGGGTTGACGTCAAATTTAGCCATTAACCCAAGAATTACAGCCAATTCACCAACCACTAACCCCATTAATGCCATTGCTCCAACACCAGTAACAGCGTTTGGTGTGGCTAGATTAAGTATCGCTAATGCAGCCGCCATAGCCGTTAACAAAATAGAAAGAGACAAAGCAGTTGTAATCGATGCTTCTACATTGAGGGCGTCCATGGTGCCAAGGATAATTGCCAATTCACCAACCACTAAGCCCATTAGTGCCATTGCACCCACTCCGGCCTTTGCGTTCGACCCTACAAAATTAAGTATGGCCAAAGCTGCTGACATGGCAGTTAGTAAAAGAGCGAGCGATCCAGCCGTCTCGATTGCTAGTTCGATGTCTAAGACAGCCATGATTCCAAGTATAGCAGCGAGGATAGCTACCACACCAACTAATGGTGCAAGTTTCCCTACCAGTTTATTGGTATCTTTTAGCAAACTAGCAGCGGCAGTCATAAGCGCAAACGCTGTCATTACAGCAGCCAATGCTATAGCCGATGATAATAATTTGTCTGTGTCTACAAACGAAAGCGCAACTAATGCAACTGCTAGAACTCCAACAGCAGCTGTCAAGGCTACTATAGAACCAACACTCGCGGTTGCACCCTTTGACGCATGAACCATCAAGGAAATCATAGCTGCTAATATACCCACTGCTATTATGCCTTTGGCTAAGCTCTTTGTATCAACCATTCCGAGAAGCACAGCAATTCCAGCAAGTATACCTATTGCTACAGCCATTGCCAGGAGCATGGTCGCTAATTTAGCACCCTTACCACCAAATGCAGCTGCCACGGCAACAAGACCGGATACTATCAGACCAAGGACTACAATTCCTACAACCCCTTTTGCTAATTCGCTCCATTCCATACCGGCTATCAACTTTATAACAACTGTCAATATAAGCATTGCGGCGGCCATAGCTAATAGCATTGTGCCAAGTTTTGGAGCTGCTTTTCCACCAAGTTTAGTAATTAAAACCAAAGCAAGAATGAACACAGTTAATACTGCCAAACCGGCGACACCTTTTCCCAATTCGTCCCATGTCATTCCAGCAATGAGTTTGATAACTGCTGTCATAATTAGCAATGCTGCTGATATCTGAAGTAGCATCGCTCCGGCTTTGGTTGCATTTTTGCCGGCGAGTTGGGAAACACCGACTAATGCTGTAAAGAACAAACCTAAGATGCCAATAACAACTAATCCTTTTGTCAAATCTCGAGTGCTCATGTTAGCGATCAGTTTTATAACACCAACGAGTATTAAAAGAGCTATTGATATCTTGAGTAATGTCTTTCCTAAATTACCTACATTCTGTGCGGCTTTACCCTTTACCAGTAAACCATAAGCGGCCATTAGAACACCGAGTTCAACAATCAAACCAGTAAGTCCAATGAATCCACGCTTTGCTTGTTCGGGGTCTAAATTTCCCATTCTCTTAACAACTGTAGCAAGGATGAGCAATGATGCCGAAATTCCAAACAATCCGAGAGTTATTGCACTAAAATTTATCGTACCGGCACCAAATTTATTGGATAGTATGGCTAGACCAGAAACTACACCGACAAGAAGCGCTAGAATTCCAGTAATTGCACCCAAAATCGCTACTGCATCCCATAATTTACCTTTGTCTATAAAAGTTAAAACAATCACAGCGCCAACAAGCAAAGATATAGCAAGCACTAAATTTTTGATAGCATTAACTTTTACGCTGAAAGCCAAGCCCTTAAGATATTTACCAAAGCCTTCTAATGCTTCTCCGGCACCAGAAAGTACATCGCCAATGCCTTCTATGGGGCTTGCAAGTTTGTCAAGGGCTTTCGCTATCTTTACTATAGCGAAAATCATTCCTCCACTAAGAGCGGCAGCAAGAATCGTTCCCCAGTTAATACTCTTGATGAACTCGAGCCCTTTGGTGACGATCCCTTTTAGGGTCTCCCAGACAATTGAAGCTCCATTTTGAATCCCGATAACTAGGCCAGAAACAATGTTTTGTCCTACTTCGATAAATTCTGTAGATGGAGAATGAATTCCCAAGAAGTTCTTAATCTTCTCAAGAATGGCCTTACCTAATTCGATAGCCGCCTGGCCGACGAGTTTTACACCCTCTATAAGACCCTTAACCAGACCCTCGACGATGTATTTAGGAATATTATCTGCATCTTTTATTCCAGAAGCCCATTCTTTTACACTCTCCCAAGCATCTGTTAGATATGGAACAATCTTTTTAATTGCTTCCCCAAAATCCAGAACCCCTGTGAGCCACTCATCAAAACTAACAATTGCATCACCAATCGCTGCTGTGACGTCAAGAATGTTTAAATTAAACGCACCGAGAACCTGCTTGATTATGTTAAATGCTGTAGTAAGGGCTCCACCGACAACAGTTGTTATGATATGAAGAATGGAGAATAAGCCTTTAAATGTTCGTTTAAGCTTGTCTGCGGTTTCTCCACTAATTTTCAACTTTTGGGAAAATTCATTAAAACCGCTTATTAAGTTGTAAAGTTGTATGACTGTCGGAGGAGGAAACACTTCTAGCCATGCTTCCTTGATCGACTTCAATACTGTTACAATACTCATTCCGATGTTCTTAAGCCCTTCTAGTAAAAGGGTTCGACCATCTTTCTTGCCCATATCATCGACGAGCTCTTGTATGGACTTACCAGTCTTCTTGGACTGCTTCTCAAGATCTCGATACATTCGTATCTCTTCTTCAGTTAACCCCGCATTTTTAAGTTGTTCGTCAGAAAGATTTTCAATACTCTTCGTCGTTTCTTCAACACTGACCCCAAACTTTTTCTCAGACTCAGCTACATCGTCAACGGTTAGCTTATAATCTAATCCTTTATTAACAAGATCCTGAATTACCTGATGGTTATATCCAGCTTCATCTAGCAAATCGTATCTAACTGGAGCGTTCTGGTAATCTCCATGCCAAACTTGGTTAACTACCTTCTGGTATTCATCCAAGCTCATAGCAAGTTTATTCACTTTATCTACTGTTTTACCTATTGCAGAGTTATTGATTTTGTCGAGGAAATCCGAGAATGGATTACCCATTGCTCCGCCGACTAACTTGTTTCGAAAATCGGAAGATTTCTCAATAATACCGCTAAAGAAATTATATAGACCGCTGAATAACTTTTTAGCTTGGTCAAAGTCACCTATGATAAGCTCCCACGTCTGAGTCCATCCAGACTGAGCTGTTTCTTTCAATGTGTCCCATAACTGAGATAATGTCTTAACTTCGGTTGCTGCCTTAGTAGCCGTGTCAGCCATAGACAATGTATCAGTTATATACTTAGCTGTTTCTTGATTACCATTGGCCAGAGACAAAGCTAATTTGTTGAACTCATCGGTATTGTATCCAGTGGTATCACCAAGCTCCTGAAGCTCCTGTATACTATCGCTACTGATGCTGTATAAATCAGATAAATATTCTACAGCACCTGTCTTAGTGAATTTGCTCAATGTTGCTGAAAGAACGTCAGAGGTCAACCAATCACCGTAATCTTTTGGGTTTAAAAGATTTCTGAACGTTTCGCCGGCTTCAATAGCATCGAACGCAACTGAGTTACCAAAGTCTTTTGCTGTTCTAGCTAATGCATCCTGAAATATTTTACCGCCCATTCCGGCATTAACCACAGAGTTCCAGTCTTGAAGACCTACTTTACCAGCGGCCAAAGCCTGAGAAAGCTGGTACATTGCTCTACTCGCTTGTTCTGAATTTGAGCCAGAAACTGCCGCCAAGTTAGCAATACCTTGAATACCTTTTACGGATGTATCCAAATCCAAACCAGCTGCTGTAAATGTACCAATATTCTTGGTCATTTCTGTGAAATTGTAGATTGTTAAGTCAGCATATTTATTAAGCTCATCTAATGCTTTGTTAACATCATCAAGTGTGGTACCTTGATGTGATGTGTTAGCAAGAATCGTCTGAGTGGCATTAATCTGTGTCTCATATTCTTGAAGACCCGTTTTAACTGGGTCTATAGTTAATGCTGAGATAATTCTCTTACCAGCATTTACTGCCGAGTTTGTGATATTGGCAAGAGCAGTTACTCCCATGACTTCCAAAGCTGAGAACTTTGAACGAACGGCTTCAACACCATTGCCAAGTGAAGACATGTCAACTTTTCTAGCAGAGGCATTCAAGTTATCCAAACCTTTTGCCGCTCCACTAAGGTTGAGCTTTTGCTTCAATTTTTCGAGGGTACTCATACTTGTATGAACGTTTTTCTCGAAGTTTCGATTGTCGAATTGCATCGATACCACTCGTTCATCAACTTGTTTACTCATAGTTCAGTAACCTCCCTCCATGCATCTTTTGCGATTCTATCAAAAATAGGCTGGATAGCAGGATTGATATAATCTCGTCCTTCTACCCAGCCACCATTGCGGGTGCCGTGTCCGTATTGTAGTATGATCGCAATTGGCACCCCTTTGTTAACATTTGAATTACAGAAGTTTAACGCTACAATTCCATTTTGACGCTTTATCTCGTAATACCATGACGAAGCTGTCAATCCTGTATCGACGGGCGTTGCAGACGCAAGGGCTGCCACACCTTCTCGACCATACTTATCAAGAGAACTGAGACGAGCTGTCTTGTTGGCTTTCTGTAAGTAAATAGTTAACTTATCAAAATTACCCTTGTGTCTGAATGTCACCATAATTGGTCACCTTTTAATTTTCTTGGCAAAGTCGAGCGAAATCCAACCTGCACCGCTCTTGAGCTTCCCCCAGCCGGCATTTGAGCCACGACCTTTTGATTCTTTAACAACCGTAAAGATTCCTTTACCGGTGCATAAGCCAGTCTTAGCATAGTTGGTACCAGGGCCTTTACGAATGTTTAGATCTTCAATCGACACTTCAACCAGATACGGAACTTTAAGTTTTGGTTCTTCCTTTGGGGCAGGGGCAACTACACCAAGACGAGCATTAACCGCACTGGCTATCTCACCATGCCGTTTATACAGATAGTCTCCAGGGCATGATTTGTTTGCAAACCATCTGTGAACGGTCATATTCTGTTTATCAATTTGCCCAATGAGAGATGGATCACCTTTCCACTTCAATTCTTTAATGTCATTTCGTTTACAAATGTCAACCAGCAAGTCGATCAAGCTCTTATATGCTTTCTTAGTAACTGCATACGGATGAGTAGTATCTGATGCCACTTCGATTGTAATGGCTCTATTATCATTTGCTGCATTGCTAGAGCACCATGAGCGATCTCTCTCTTCAACATACATGCCAATTTTTCCATCTTTTCCAATTCCATAGTTGGAAGATGCCTGTCTAGAAACTGGAGCAAAGATGTCGCCAAGAGTTTCGACAGAGCATTGACCAACTACACAATGAATCGTGATGGTGTCGATGCTATGGTTTCTCGGACTTGTTTTATTAGGACTAATTTTTGTATAGCTTACTAACGGACTATTACTCATTTGTTACCGTCCTTTCCATCCATTTTGAACTGCTTGATGGCTTGGATAACTTTATCGTATCCGACCATAGAACACAGCCAACTTACAAATACCATTGTAATGATGGCCACAATAGTCTGTGCAGTGAATCCTGCTCCGGTTATAATCACATATCCTACACCGATCGCAGCCGATAAAACTGTAGCGATTATTCCAGCAAGTGTATTAGCGTAATACGTGATTCCATGCTCTGAAAGGACCTTCTTAATCGCCTCTGTGACAAGGCTAGTAAAAGTGGATATAATGAGTAAGCCAAGCATAAATGTTTCAATATTAACCATGAGAATTATCCTCCTCTCTTTCAGTTTCGTTAGGCGCTTCTTGTTCTAATTCTATTTCTTCATCTTCACCTTCTGGATTGACGGCAGGAAAATCTTTTTCAACATTCTTGCCTTTATAATTATTTATGGCATGTTGTATAGAGTTCTTTATCATCCAAATTGCCCCTCCGCAAGATAACGGGATAGCAACATTTGTACCTATCGAAACCCACATTGATGTATCATAGCAATTCTCTCCAGTTTGGCTGCTTAGTATCACGGAACTTACTGTTACAATAGTGGCTATCACAGATTCGTAAATATTATCGATAATCCACATAACAACCATTGCAACAATAAACAAATCAGAAAAATAATTAATTGGTGACTTATCAAGTTTGGTCAACCATCTGCATTTCTTCTTTATTAGGGTCACCCCCTTGTTCCGTATTGTCTTCTGCGAGCGGCATTAAGCGCTGCATTGCTCCTCATAATTTCTGATTTACTTCTCTTTTTGGGAGGAGTGTTCTTGTAATTGCAAACTTCAATCAGCTTGAGTAGCCTATTTAAATGCCATTTCTGGCATTCAAGCGGAATAGTTAACGAAATCATCCAATAGTAAATAAGTTCGGAAGTGACAACCTCATGGTTATTTTTAACTTCGGATGACTTTGGAACTATCGAGGCACTCATAGGGTCATCTATATATGCTTTGATCTGATTCACATTGTCAGTTGTCAAATGATCATATATAGACGGATCTACATTTTGGGTAAGTGTCATACATTTTATATAATCGAATGTTTCCTCATCGGTTTTCTCATTCTTAGATAGAAATGCTTTATGCCACTTAGATTCCCATTTTGAAATAGAGATGAGAGAATGCTCCAATTGCAGAATCTTTTCTTCTGGCTCGACAAATTCTTGCTTCCGCTCATCCCAGCCTTCAGGGCTTATTGGCACTACAATCTGAAGCATCCCTCATACCTCCATAATTAAGTTTTTTATCCGTGAATAGGAAGCTGAACTTGATCAGCAGGAATTTCAACAGGTGTGATTCCATTTACAAACTTAGCAGCAGCGTCAGCATCGGTTGCAAGTTCCATAAACAGATTAGAATATGCTTCGGTCTGAGCGAATGCCTCTGAGCGTTCGGCCGATTTCATAAAACGTTTACCATCGGGGCTCTTTTCACCATACGCCTTAAGAATGAGATCCTTAAAGATCTTGATTATTGCTGGTGAATCCTGTGTTTCGATAATTTTGTTGATCATCTGTGCAAGACCGCCGCTAGTGCTCATTTCCATTTCCATTACCTCTGCCTTAGAGAGGTTGAAGTAGAAGTCTTCTTTTCTTTCAGTACCATTGTAGTCTGTGTAAGTTATAGTTTTCTTAAGCATTGAGAAATCTCCTTTCAAGATTAAAAAGAAGAGAGCCGCCAGCTTTAACTGAATACGGCTCTTCATCTAAAATATTAGTTTTGTATTGTTGTAAATTGATAGATTAGATGTTATCTAGTTCAAGACGCTGTCATAAGGGTCTTGAGCTCATCGGGGAGAGGCAGACGAGGCGCAACACCATCATTGCCATCCTGTGTTGTCGGGTCCTTGCCGTAGAGAATATCCTCGAGAGCGGCGAGTTTAGTCGGGTCAGCCTTGGTCGAGTCAATTACAACAGAAGCTGTAGGCTTTGCACCGGTTACGTTAACAGGTGTAGTTGTGACTTCCCAAGAGAATGTGATAGCTTCAGGGCTATCATTAATTGTCGCATACGCCTTCTCAGACGGAGATGCCATAGCGCCATAGATGATGTGAAGCTTATAGCCATGGGCTTCGCCATCGGTATCATTGCCGATAACTGTTCTATAGCACAGGCCGAATGCTTTACGAGTCTGCTGTCCGATCGTAACACCGTCAACAAGTTCCTTTGAACCATCGCATTCTCCGAATTCATCGGGGTATGTATAGGCTTCAATTGTAGCTCCGAATTCTTCTGCGGAATACAGGTTCAGATATTTCATATCGTCAGCGTACAGTGCGGTAGCTTCTGCGCCGGAAGGGCTTTCCGTAACAGCGGTAAGTCCGTTCCATGCGATGCCATTGTTATATACGCCATTAGTCTGAGGATAAAGAACACCGTTCTTTACACCAGTCTCATAATAGCGCTCACCAGTCTTGTCCCATACAATTTTAGACATTTACGTGTCCTCCTTTTAATAATATATTTCAAAAACGTAATGATTAAGATTGTCTGCCTTATAGTGTCGGATAAAGCGGCACATTTCCAAGTAAGCCAATTCACCGATTAATGATGAATCTGGGTCTTCGGTAATCAGTGTCGCTAAATACCGCCGCTTTAAGTTGTAGACAGAATCATTGGCATGCCTGCTCTGGATATCGTCAAGGGCATAGACAATCGCCGGGTATTTAAGTTTTACTGACTCAGGAGGCTGAAAGTACGCATTTCTACTTTTGAGAATATTCTCGAATAAAGCCTGCAGAGCTGGTCTGTTATCCATTATACAAGCCTCCTAAAATCAGTATTAGTCTAGGGTACTGAACTTCAATGTTAGACACCTTCCATTTAGCACCCATAAACTCGACATATCGCATTGAGTGAAAATTATTCATGGCGTATGGATCGGCTACAATACTCAACTGATTGTTGATGTTGATATCGTCGTTAACTTTATCAGCAGATTGAAGCCGACGAGCATTCCTGACAAGATCGCCATAGCATTTACGCTCGGCAATCTCTTCTTTCCACACGCCAGGCGATGTTTCAACAGTGTTAGCATAGCCTATTTTTCCACAATATTTCGCCATTTTGAATCTTCACCTCAATTAATCAGCAACGGACACAAGCTTAGCTGTTGCTGCTGTTCCATCGGTCGTGCCAGCCTTTGCGTAGAGCACAGTACCGATATTTGTTGCTACAGTGAATGAAATCGGAATGAAATAATCGTTTCCGATCTTAATCACTGCTCGCTTAATGAATGCATCCTGGAGCTCACTAGTTTTATACTGTTCAGTACCAGCGGCATCGTGGTATGCCTTTCCATCTGAGCCCTTGCCATAGATGACTATAGCGGCTACATTCTTATCTTTCGCCTGATCATAAATTTTCTCCATAGTAAATACCTCCTATGTATTTGTTGTTAGTTACGCTTCAGCTTCGTTCAGTTCGAGAACAACTGCAGAGTAAGGCTTTATGAGCGCACCAGAGCAACGAGTTTCGATAAGATACTTCTGCTGGTTGTAGTCGATATCGAAATCATCGAACATGTTGATGGCTCCACCCTTGTCAGCACCAACGTTGTAGTCCTCAAGGTTAACAATTATACCGATGAGATCCTTGCTATTAGGACCCTTAACACCTTCCATAACAGGAACTGTTACGATCTTGCTTACGCGCATTGCTGCTGCAACGTCAGATTCATTCTTATACAGACGATGGCCCTGAGTATCTTCAAGAAGAAGGGCGTTGGTGAGGAAGTCTTCTGTCGTATACAATGTGGGATTACCAGAACCCTTATAATTCTTACGAGCCTTTACTGCAGCCTTGATTGTTGCCTTAGCCTTATCGTCATCTGTAGCGCCCTTAGCAACGTTGACAAGAGTCTTGATTGTGAACAGTTCTGAATCTGATACTACCGGACGAATGTTCTGTTCGTTAATCTTGTCGTCACTGGAAGCAAGGCGTCCGTCACCGATAAGAATTGCACGAGCAATTTCTTCATCAAGCATCATACGCATTTCATGCTTGAGCCATGAGATAACGTCGAAATCTGTGATGTCAACCACATCATCACGATCAAGCTTCTGCTTCTTATAAACTGTGGTCGGAGTTGTGGATCTCTTAAGCAGTGAGAATACTTCTTCTTTCTTAAGATTACCCTTGATATAGCCCTTCGCTCTTGCTTCGTCTTCGGTTATGTCAGCAAGCGTAGACTTAATGCGAGAGAACGGAGTCTTATGAACAGAATTCATAACATCGGATACCCAACCAGTGTCGCGTTTTATGAATTCCGGGGGAGTGTTGAGAGTCTTTACTTCGGGGAACAGGTAGTCGATGCTTTCAATACCATATTCCTGAGCATGTGCGAGGAAGCTCTCCTTGAGAGATCCGTAACGCTTAGCATCTGCGATGATAGTGTTCATAGCATCATGGCTAAGTACGTTTTCATTGGTCTCGGTTGTCTGATCAAATACATTGTGCTTCATGTTATCGTCTCCTTTATCATTATTATTTTTTGCACCTTCATTAAGTGCTTCACCAAGCATTGCATATACAACTTCCTTCTGCTCTTCATTCAGAGTGTTGAATATTTCAGCAATGGTTTTCTCGCCTTCCGGCTTTGCCTCTTCGGTTGTGGTCTCATTTTTGCTGCTTTCTTCGGCGTGAACTATAACTTCCTCTTCCTCAGCTTGTGTAGTTGTCTCTTCTTCGGAATCTTTCTCATCAGCGTGGGTTAGCGTAATGTCTTCCCCAGTGTAGATAATAGCTTCTTCATCAGAGTCATCATCACTATGCTTTACTACAGATTCGATATAGGCACCTGGATTTGCTCCAGCAAGAACAAGGCTAACTTCTCTAATGGAACCATGGATCACATTATCACCCTGCTGCTGAAGCTGGTTGGCATAAATAGACATCTGTGTAATGTCACCATGCTCAACGTAAATTCTCGCAGTCTTTCCGAGATCGGTGTCGTTAAATTTGCAAAACGCATACACACCTTCATCTCTATTTTCTAGACGAGCGTGTCCAACTATTCTATAAGGGTCTGTGTGGTCGTGGTTCCACACCAACGGGACGGTTTCGCCGTCATTATGCTTAAAAGCATCTTTTCTAATGATTCGTCCATCCGAACATCTCAAATTGTTCTTAGAGGCCCAACCGCAAAAGTCAAACTCATTTTCCATTTTGATTCTGTCCTCCTTCATCTTTATTTTCTTCAGTAGATTCTGAAATGCCCTCGATCTCTTCCGCTGGATGCGAAATATTACTATTAAGTAACTGGTCAGCCTTAGGATCTTCAGACGGTTTCATACCGATAATCTGGCGAATTTCATTAGAGGTCATGATCTCATTTCTTGTAAACTTATCTGCTATTTCTGCGATATCGTTAACAGGAACAAGTTTGAACGGATCTCTAAAGAACATGATTGACTGACCTTGAGATCTGGCTGTTTTAGTAAGAAACTTTCGTTTCATTTCATCGACAATTGCTGACATGATAGGCTCGATCGTACGATTGTAATAATTGAGCATCGTTTTGTCGTCAGCAGTGCCATCTAGAATTGTCTGGGTAATTCCTAATTGGCCATATAGCATATTAGTTAAATACTCGACTTGTTTCATAAGGTTATTTTCGACCGATCGGTTTAACTGAGTAATGTGTTCTGTGCCATCAGTGTATGCTATACCATACTTCGAACTAGCTAACTGCATCTCTATTGACTTTCGTCTTTCTTCAGCCTGCTGCTTTCTAGCAGGCGTCTTGATAACGTATGGTAACTGAATAATCAAATCTAATTTGCCAGATGCAGTCTGCTCATCTGTAACGTCCATCAAATTTAATTTATGAATTAGACGTTGCATAGTAGAGTTAGGTTCATTAATAACCGCATATAGCGGATTTTCAACTATAGCGACCAAACTCTTCTTAAGTATGATGTCACTCTGTCTACCAATTCGGTCATCATAGGCACGAATTTTAACATGCTCTGGTCTCCACTCGATTATCTTTCCAGTACGCATCGAATTGATCTTATATGATTCGGTGCTTTCCGGATCGACATCGGTCTCAACTGGGAATATCGCAACGCATCCTTCGTCAAGCATTGACATTACAGCGTCCTGTATAAAGGCCCGACCTGTCTGGTCAATGTTCGCATCTAGTGTGAGACAATTATTCAACCCAGAATCAATTACAGACGAAAAACGCCCATTATCGTCCAAGCGAACATGCTGGACACAAATGGACGAAGCGTCTAGTGCTATTCTATTGTAGACAGAGGTTACGATAGATCTTTCATTTCCTCTTGTAAACCTCGGGCGATCGGGGCGATAATAGCTTATCTCTCCCAAATTTTGAAAGTTAAATGTCGGATCACGATTCCTAAATGCATTCCAGCCTCGCTGGACTCGTTCTATTAAACCCATCTTTGGATCCTCCTTATTAAATCTTTCTTTGTTTATTCAAAGGCTTCTCGATTGACTTTATATGCAACATATGCATCCATCATAGCCGCTACAGCATCAATCTTTTGGTCATATCGCTTCTTCAAAAGCTTACGGTTGCCATTGGTATCCTCAAGAGTTATACAGTTACCCATGGCAAAAGTCATTAAGTCTTCATCGAACAGAAGCATTCTCTCCGAAGCAAGTTTCTTTAACTCGCCCAATGGAACAGACTCTGTCTTAGAACCCTGTATGACCTTCTCTATACCAAACGGACCGTTTTCCGTTTCCCATCTGGCGACAAATTCTTTTGCGTTATATGGGTCGAATCCGAAGCATCGTACATCATAATTGCATTCTGCTATATATGCATCCAAATCGTCATATACTTGCATCATGTCTAGTACCGTGCCTTCAAGAACTATCAAACTACCTTCTTTCATAAATTGGTCATACTTAACCCGCATAGCGGATGGTAATTTCATCAAAGTTAATGAAGATATGTAGTTACGAGTCTTAACCCCAAACGATCCATTCACCAACGGGAATAAAAACGTGAATGCACAGAAGTCATCACCCTGCGAAAGGTCTGCTCCAAGTGAACACGGCATGCCCCAGAAGTCTCGTTTGCGATGGGGAAGTGTTTCATCATATGTGAAGTAATAAGTATAGCCTTCCATCGGAATGCCGAATCGTTTAGCTAATATATCGTTTCTAGCGGCAGGTGCTTTCTCAGCTCTCTCTACATCTAACTGATATGTTTCATAGCTAACTGTTATTCCGAGATTAGGATTAGCTTTCTTCCACATCTCTGGTCTGGCCACTTCATCAATGGAGTCAAGCTTGTACCACCAAATGGATGTATGAGGATTGACATACTCACCTTTAAGTATCTCCATCAACTCCATTTTGATTGTATCGCCGCTTCCATTACGTACAGTTCCTTCTGAACTAATTGCTACTATAAGGTAATCGTTGTTCAATGTCGAACTTTGCTCTTTGGCCGCACTTTGCTCCAATGCACCTATGACATCTTCTCTAACATCTCCAGAAAGCCATTCGTCAATGGTGGCAATCTTTACACGAAGACCTTGTAGTTTATCGATGGTCATTGGCCGTACCTCTAGTAATGAGCCAGTAAGAAAGTTTTCGATTCCTTTCTTAGTTGAGGCAAGCTTAACACGCTTTGCTTTAGATCCAGTGGTATTCTGGATAGAGCCTTCGGTGAGAAACTTGAATAATGGCCCTCTAGATCTAGTTATAGCAGTACGGAATGGTGACATTACCTCGTCAGCCTGTGGCATAGTCGGAGCAGTTGTTACTTGGTGAGTGGTGGATGTGTCCACGTTTAAAAAGTAACTTTGAAGACAAGATGCGTACATAGACTTAGCCGCACCTCTAGCCACAATGAGATACTGTTTGTTTATAAGTCGTTTTTTAATTCGCTTATTCTCGTATCTTCCACCATGCCCATCCGGAGATGGCTTGTAAATGCTTCGTTCTACGTAGTAATACCATCCAAATATTTGTTCTGCCCATAGCTTGAATGAGTCCAGCAATGCAAGGTCACTTCCGTCGGTCAATGTAAGTTCATTTTCGCAATACTTGATGAACCCATCGACTGCTTGGTCATCGTAATAGATCCCTGGATTGGCTATCAGCGAGTCAATCCGGTTCATCTCCATAGAGATTGTTTCGCATACGGGTATTTCACCTCGAAGCACAGCGTCTCGAAACATTCCGTAATACTTGGGTGTGGCTGTGTTCGACAATGACATTTATATCACCTACTTTTTATTTCGCAGCTTTATTTGCAGCCTTCTCAGCCAATGAAGAAAGTAGAGCGTCGCCTTTAGCATTCAGAAATTTTGTTGCAAAATTCTTTGACGCATCGGTTGCTGCTGGAATCACAACTTTATTGGTCACATAATCGACAAATCTTTTGCCAGCAGACACATGCTTCGGTGTTAGCTTGTTAACGTTTTGTGTCAAGGTGAGATAGTCGTTTTCCAGTCTACGTCTAGCAACCATTTTTTGTAATTCTTGGTCAGGTATGTCTCGAAGTGTCCGCTTTTTCGGAGTTGACTCATTGCTTGATTTCTTTCCAGTAAGCGTTTCTCTCTCAGCATCGAGTTTCGCTAGCCGTTTCTTTCCAGCCGAGGTTAACGAGCCATCTTTATTCTGATATCGCCTAACTCCCCATTTCATACCAAGAATGCCATGGTGCTGTAAATAATTATTATCCATTTTGATTTCCTCCTTACTAAGTATTTGATTCAGCTGCCACATTAAGTCGCCACTCAAATTCATTGATTAACCGATTCATTGAGTCGATCATGGCAGTGCTAGTAGGAGGATCAAAGATGAGTCTAACCTTCATATACATATAGGTCTTTACACTTTCGATAAGCGCATTGTCAGACATATAGTCTAACCACACGGCATCTTCGCCTTCGATGGCGAATCCTTCAGGAGGACCGACGCCGAGTTGTCTAAGCACCATAAACACCGAGTTGATATGCATGATTATGTCTGGATCAAAAGAGGTATCATCTTCTGAAATCCCAAGTAGTTTCTTTATTGATGTGAGAATACTTTCCATAACAACCTCCTTTCAGTTTCTTCGCCATGGGCATGTGTCATTTTTAGTGCGCTCTATTGGGCCAGTCATTAGTAACTTTTCGTCACTGTAATGAATAGCATTGTGAGTGTTATGCGTTGTGGTTATTAAATACTCGGGGTCTGTAAGAAACTTGCTATCAGCCTCTATGTCTTTAATGGTGATTGGGTTCATGTGGTGTATTATTACTGAGCCAAAAATCTCTCGACCACTGACTCCGAGATCGCATCCACAATCTCTAAAAATAACTTCATCACGAATACGTTTCCAAAGTTTTGACTTATAGAAAATCTGATTCAAGTACCTATCAAATCCAAATGTAGATTCTCCAACAGATCCTCCAAGTTTTAAATATTGGAACCGTTCCTCAAACGTAGACAACTTTGATAATTCAGAGTATGTCCTAGTCATCGGTATCACCGTTTCCACTATACATACGCATGGCATTCAAAGCTTCACCATACAGCCCCTTTAACTCTTTGGTTGACTCGAGCGCTTCAGTTTTAGCGGCGATGAGCTTCTTCTCTTCTAGTAGAATCTCTTTTTCAATCTTAGCCTTGGTTGAGGCTAACTTTAAAAAATGAGTAGTCTCCTGAGAAGACGCTGTACCGTCTATTAATCGCTGTTCCACCAAGTCTATAGCCAAAGATATTAACTGATTCTCTCTAGCCTCTGGTGTTAAAGCTGGTCTTCGTGACTTAGATGGGCTAGGAGAAGTTGAGTTTTTAACTTTTGCCATCTACAACAGTCCTCTCATATGTGTATTTTGGTATTTTATACCAGTTTAGTAACCCTTATATAATGTTTGAATAGCATTTAGACGGGCTTCGTATGGGCTCAACATGGCATATCTGAAAGGAGAAAAAGATGAACGACAATCGGTTCGCAACCCAATGGAGGATTTGAGCCTGAAGCCCGTGTAAATGCTATTCAAAAATATAAATGTGGATCCAAAATGCTTTTTCAAAAATATCCCCCGGGGAATTTTCAAGG